CGCTGCTGTGGCTGGTTACGACATCTACCGGTTCGCCAGGGCCGCGCCCGCCCGATTGCTCAATCCGTGGGCCGCCGGCTCGCTGCCGGACGCTGTGCCGAGCTGGGGTGCAGTGCTGCGCCTCGTGCCCGTTGCCATAGCTGTTGCCTCGGTGGTGAAGGTTGTCAATGCAGGCATTGTGCACTACAAGAACGTGTGCCTGCAACGCCGACAAGCAGAAGCTCGGCGTGCAACCGATCACTTCAACGCTCTGCGCATGGCCGTTGCGACAGACGAGAAGGAGTTTGGCGAGGTGTGTGCCGTCGAGCCAGCCAAGCCCCTGCCGCAGCAGGCCTATGCCGTGCGTACTGCGCCTACTCTCACTAGGCGTTACCCCTCAACCCAGCCTGTCGCCATACCAACCGGGCTCACCACTCCCATGATCCACCCGATCGTTTACACGAGAGGGCCAGATGAGGAGGAGCTCGCCTTTAGGTGCCGCCTCGCGCCTCAACTGCCGCCGGTCGCTGGCTGGCTTTCTGATGACATGCTGAAGGGCGGCTTCGAGGACATGGCCACCGACCTCATTGGCGGCCAGGCGTGGCGCACCCTGCACCCGACCGATTATGAGGTGTGGTTGGCGCGGTTTGAGGGCCCCAGGCGCAAAATGCTGGACAACGCCTATGTTTACGGCCACGATGGTGAGTATCGCGAGATTGGTCGCACGCTCCGGTGCAAGGTGTTCCAGAAGACTGAGCTCCTCAACAAGCTGGACTACACCGACGACTGTGAGTGGTGGGAGCCGCGCATTGATCTCGGTGCGCCCCGCATCATCCAGAACACCCCTGAGCGCCTCGTTGTCTTCGCTGGCCCTTGGATGCACGCAGCCTTCAGCCGGATCAAGCGTACCACCATCCGGCTGTTGAGGCGTGACGAGCTGCGCGCCAACACCTTTGCCAGCGGGTTGTCCACGGAGCAGCTCGGCTACTGGTTTCTCCTTGCCCTCAAACGCGGTCGTGCTTCCCCACACGAGGTCTGCGTGGACTTGGCTGATGCCACGCTCTTCGACGTCCATTGTGTTGGAGAGTACCAGGACGCAAAGCTGCACGCCTATGAGCAGGTTTGGGCTGTGCCCCACGCTGTCTGCCAATGCCTCGACAAACAGACACGCGTTACTGCAGTTGGCAATTTTGGCACGCGAGTCACCGTCCAGCGGGGCATGACCAACACCGGCTCGGTCGACACTTCTGGTGGCGGTAGCACCATTGCGGCTGGTGCGCGCACCATTGCTCTTCGGCGCATCGCTTCC